ATCTTTGTTAGCAGCAGTTATTGATAAATAGTATACAATGAGAGATTTAAACGTAGTAGCAGAACAACTTTTTAATGAGATTAGAGGACGCTTTCCTAGCGTAACAATCGGTGACGGAGAAGGTAACACAACAAACGAACCTTCACAAGCACGTTTTTATGAATTTGATTTTAAAAGTTTAGATAATGTATTAGGAAAAGTAAGTGTATCGCTTGACGAAAAATCAGGTGTTACAATTATGTATAACAAAGATTTTACAGAAGAAGTAGGATACACTGAACAAGAAGATTGGTACAACTTTCTTAAAGGTATGAGAGTATTTGCTAAAAAACGTTTACTTAATTTTGAAGTAAGAGATATTAACAAATCAAACTTTACTCAAAGAGATTACGGCTATATGGCAGCAAATCGCGGAGAAACAGCAATGACAGAATCAGCATTACGTGGAACTGAAAACACAAGTTTCCAAAAAATTGGAAATGCTAAATTGAGAATCAAACACACAGGTCCAATTGGCGAAGGCGAAAGCAGAACTAAAAAAATTGGTTCGCTTTTTATTGAAAACGCAGAAGGCGAAAAATTCAAATATCCATTTAAACATCTTAGTGGTGCAAGAGCAATGGCTATCCACGTAAGCGAAGGTGGACACCCATTTGATGACTTTGGTAAGCATATTACAAGCCTAAGTGAAGAACTATCTAATCTCCGCAAGTTCAAAACTTATATGGGCCGTAGCAGTGTAATGGCAGAAAGTCTTGCTGAACATATGGATACAGTAAACGAGCGTATTGTAACAGTAAAGAAAACTATCCAAAATCTCCAAAAGCCATCAAATTACAAAACTGCATTTGAGAGTTTTGAACCAAGTGATGCAGTTGAAGTACCAGAAGACGTTGCAGAAAATTGGATCGATCAATTAACTGTAAAACAGTTTAACGAAGAATTAAAAGATGTATTTCCATACATTTACAAATTAGTAGGCGAATCAACAAAAGCAAGCGAATTAGCATTTGAAGACATTGTAAATGAATTAAATAGCAGTCCACGTCCAAAACTAAGACCACGTATGAGCGATGATATTTTTCCTAGCGAACAAGAAGCAATACAAGATGCAATGAAAAATGGTTATCAACAAAAAGGCAAAGATTTTGACATTGTAAGAGTACAAGGGCAAATGTTTAAGTGGCGTCAAATTGGACCAGATCAAAGCAATATTGGTAGCACAGAAATTGCACCAAATGGTCAAATCACAGGCAGCACAAGAGGCTTTAACACAGAGTCAGAAATAGATATGGCATTTGATAAAATACTAGGTCAATTTGCAGATAACTTTAGTATGCAAGTTGAAAAACTAGATACTGTAGGCGACGAAGACGACGATATTGATAATGACGGTGATTCTGATGATTCGGATGATTATTTAAAAGCTCGTCGTGCAGCAATTGCAAAAGCAATGAGCGGAAATGAAAAGTCTGACGCAGAGGCAGGCGAGCGTAAAAAACACATGAAAAAGACAGGCGGCAATCCATTTGCAAAAGAAGACATTGCAGCTGAAGATGATAAAACACCATTAGGCGAGTTTATCCTAAGTTACTTTGATAGACAAACAGGCAAGTTTCCAAAAGGCGAAACAGCAGTATTGACCAGTATAGAAAAAGACTATGGTGATCAATACGTCAAGCCAGCAAGTCAGTTTATAAAACGTCTAGGTCAAGCATTTGAACAATACCAGGCACGTAAGATGACAGACTTTACAAGAATTCAAGAGTTAGCAGGTTTAAGATAATCTGCTAACTATTTGAAAATATTATCAAAAAAATAGTTGACAAGATAAATAACATTGTGTAGTATAATAATTGTGCTGCACACTAAAGGCACATAGAACATAGGCAAATTACAAGGAGGCATAACTATGGCATCATTAGCAGAAATTAGAGCAAAGCTCAAAGAACAAGAAGCCGGCGCTGGCGGACAACGAACAGGCGGCGGTGATAACGCAATTTACCCATTTTGGAATATGAAAGAAGGCGAGCAAGCAACGCTACGCTTTTTGCCTGACGGCGATGATTCAAACACTTTCTTTTGGAAAGAACGTTTGATGATTAAACTTCCATTTGCTGGCGTAAAAGGCGAAACAGATTCACGTCCAGTACAGGTACAAGTTCCATGTATGGAAATGTATGGTGAATCGTGTCCAATCCTAGCAGAAGTGCGTGGTTGGTTTAAAGATCCAAGTCTTGAAGACATGGGTCGTAAGTATTGGAAGAAACGTTCATATATCTTCCAAGGTTTTGTTACAGATGATCCATTGAAGGAAGATACAACACCAGATAATCCAATTAGACGTTTTATTATTGGTCCACAAATCTTCCAACTAATCAAAGCAGCACTAATGGACCCAGATATGGAAGAATTACCAACAGATTATACTGCTGGTGTAGATTTCCGTTTGTCAAAGGGTACAAAAGGTGGATATGCAGATTACGGCGCAAGTAATTGGGCACGTAGAGAGCGTCCACTAGGTGATGCAGAGATGGCAGCAATCAATACACATGGATTGTTTAATCTCAACGATTTCCTTCCTAAAAAACCAGGCGAAGTTGAAATTAAGGTTTTAACTGAAATGTTTGAAGCAAGTGTAGACGGTGAAGCATACGATGCAGATCGTTGGAGTCAATACTTCCGTCCTGCAGGTATGCAAGCACGTACAGGTGATCCAGTAACAGCACCTGCACCAACTCCTGCACCTACTCCAGCAGCAGAAACTGTAACTGACACAGGTTGGCAAGATCCTGCTCCAGCAGCAACGCCAGAACCTGCTCCTGCTCCAGAAGCAGCGGCAGCACCAGCAACAGAAGATGCAGGTGGCGCACAAGACATTCTAGCAATGATCCGTGCAAGACAAAATCAGTAATAGAAAGGGCTTCGGCCCTTTCCTTCGCTTTTTTATAGGAGGTATATATGGCTACAAAAGCATTCGATCCTAGTAAGTTTCGAAACTCATTAACTAAATCTATTAAAGGTATGAGTGCAGGCTTTAACGATCCACAAGACTGGATCAGCACAGGCAACTTTGCACTTAACTATCTTCTTAGTGGTGATTTCCGTAGAGGTATTCCACTAGGTAAAGTAAGCGTGTTTGCAGGCGAATCTGGTGCAGGCAAGTCTTACATTGTGTCTGGCAACATTGTAAAGTCGGCACAAGAACAAGGTATTTTTGTTGTACTAATTGACAGTGAAAATGCTCTTGATGAAAAATGGCTACACGCCTTAGGTGTAGAAACAACAGACGACAAAATCCTAAAACTTAATATGGCAATGATTGACGATGTTGCTAAAACTATTTCAACATTTATGGACGACTATCGTGCAATGGCAGAAGACGATCGTCCTAAGGTATTGTTTGTAGTTGATAGTTTAGGTATGCTTATGTCACCAACTGAAGTTAATCAGTTCGAAGCAGGTGATATGAAAGGCGATATGGGTCGTAAGGCCAAGGCACTAAAAGCATTGGTTACTAACTGTGTTAATATGTTTGGTTCATATAACGTAGGTATGGTTGTTACTAATCACACATACGCATCGCAAGATATGTTTGATCCAGATGATAAGATCTCAGGCGGTAGCGGTTTTATCTATGCAAGCTCAATGGTAGTTGCTATGAAAAAACTAAAACTAAAAGAAGATGCAGATGGTAACAAAACCAGCACAGTAAACGGTATTCGTGCAGCGTGTAAAGTTATGAAAACACGTTACGCAAAACCGTTTGAAGGTGTGCAAGTTAAGATTCCATATGAAACTGGTATGGATCCATATTCGGGTATGTTTGATTTGCTTGAAGCAAAAGGCTTACTTGAAAAACAAGGTAACCGCTACAAATATATGAGTAGCACAGGCGAAGAAACACTAGAATATCGCAAGAATTGGACAGGTGACAAACTCGAAATGATCATGGCCGATTTACCGGCAAAAGAAGAACAAATGGTAAATATCGCTAACGCAACCGAAGAAGTTGTG